ACGTTAGCAGCAGAAAAAGAAAAACAACTCAGACCTTTTCAAGCAGCAACGGTGAGCGCCGTTTATCCCGAGGGCATCCAGCGTGCCGATTTTGAAATGGTTGGGGATGTAGCAGGAAATATGATTCCTTATATTTTAGATGGTAAAAAAATTTTAAACCAAATAACAATGAGTGGAGGCGCAGCACAATACACTCTTCAAGCAGCAAATCATAATATAGGAAGATTCCAATCTTTAGCAGGGAAAGTTGCTAGCAGAACTCCTGCAGGAAGAACTGTAGGAATTCTTGGACGAGTGGCTGCAGTTTTAGGACGTGCTAAAAATTTTGGCAAAGCAGCCTTAGAACAATTAAAATATGGAACTCCAGTAGTAGGCAAAGTAATGCCTAAAGGCATTAGCGCTAGGCCTCATATGCTTCCCACTCAATTACTTCAGACAGAATTAAAATCCCAAATGTTGGGAATGGGAGGTGCAGGTACAGGTTCTCTTCTTTATGGTATGGCAGAAGCAGTCACTGATGTTGGAGGAGCAGCTCAAGAAGATTTAGGAAGTGTAAGTGATCAGGCAATAGACAGCCTTTCTCCAGTTGACCAGGAAATTGTTCACGCTACAACAGCGATGAAAAATGCAATGATTTATAATGGAGTAGGTTTTGGCTTACTTCCCATGCTGGCCGCAACAGGAAGAGGTTTAAAAGGTCTTTTAGGTCTTAAAGGAAAAATATCTAAAGAGATTGCCGAAGAAGCTTACAAGTATGGTAATGATGCTAATCTATCTATGGTAATGGATAGAAATCGTGGATCTATTGCACGATTCTTTAAAGATTTTATGAGAACCATCGGGGTCTTCCCTTTAATTGGGCCTCCTAGACAAGCTCAAAGACGAGCACTACATGGACAATGGTATAACAATTTTTTAGATCATTTAGATGCAGGTGTTCCTTTCGAACATGCAGAATTGTTATCTCTGGAAGCATTAGGACAAATGAGAAGAAACTTTGTTAAACTCCATGACGCCATTGGCGTTAAGTATGATACTGTTTTCAAAATGGCGGATGCTTTGGGTCCTGAGCTTAAACTTATTCCCACTGACAATATTAGAACGACGGCAAATCGAATCAGAGCCGACTTAAAAGCTGCATATCCAGACAGATTTGTAGATTATGGAGCAGATATGATTAAAGGAATTCAAATTACTGAATTCGATGATCCTATTTTAAAATTTTTACATGTTGTTGACAATATGGGTGCAGAAAATATTACCGCTAAACAATATATTAATTTAAATAAAATACTAACTAATGTTCTACCTAATACCAGAATTCACGATCCACGGGGCATGGTTAAAGCTTTCAGAGAATCATTAAGAAAAGATTTTAATGCTATAGCTGGTGATCAGGGCGTAGCTAATGTTCTAAAAAATCCAAGCGTCAAAGAACAATTTGATTCTTTAGTATCCACACAAGGTAAAGCAGGAGCTGATGCTTATCTAGGTAATCTTGTAGAGGGTTTAAAATCTACAGGTAATGAATTAATGGCGGCTAATAAATTTTTCCACGATACTGTAATGCCTTATGCCTTTACTCCAACAGCTAAAGCCCTAAGCAAAGTCGATCCAAGTATTTTTACCAATATGGGATTATTAGGAATTGCTAGTGGTAGAGGAACGATAGATCCAAATCTGCTTTGGGAAAAAACCATTAAACAAATTATGAGATCCCCTAACGCCAAAGCTGTTAACGATTTAAAATGGATGTTAGGTTATGATCATAGCAAAACAGGCAAAGAAATTTTTGATCGATTCAGATCTTTATATATGTTTGATGCTTTTACTACAGCGTATGCAAAAAAACCACCAAATGCTGCGGCAGGAAGTCTTTTTGAGCTTATGGAACAATCACGACTTAAAGGAGTTTTAGATGGTCGTTATGTTGATGAAATTAATAAAAATGTGGGTAAGATGGGGCATAATCAAGGCCCAACCTTCACCCAAGATGCTTTTATCAAAGGAATTGATCCTGTTAAATCGGTGGCTTCAGGTATTGGAACTGTACGATACAGAGATTTAAAAGCATTACCAGGAGAAGTGGCTCAATTGGATGTAGAAAGATTTGTTAAAAATCTAGGTTTGATAGGAGATGATTCTACTATTACTGCTTCTAAAGGTAAAATAATTGAAATGTATGGTGGAGGAGAAACAGGAAAAAAAGCTCTAGCACATCTTGAAGGAATTATTAGAATTATGAGAGCTGAAGCGGATGTGCCTATTGCTGACTCTTCAGTGTTCCTACAAAGAAGATTCACTCTGGGAACTGGACGAGCAATTGGAGGGGGTCTATTAGCAATGGGGGGAATGGCTAACCTACCTTTAACAATTGCCTTTGTATTGGCTTCTCGATCTATTGGACAAGCTTTAGGAAGTCCACAGATGTTAAAGAGAACTTTTGATCTTTTTACCAATTTGGAAAGAATGGGAAGATCAGGTAGCAAAATAGAAAATAGACAGTATGCAAAATTATTTTTCGAATGGCTTAACCATTGGGATGACGAACCAAAAGACTTTCCAAAAGTGAGTCCTAATAGTATTAACTTTCAAGAAATTTCAGACTATTTGCTTCAAATGCAAAGTCAGGTTCCTGAAGCTAACTTTGATAAAGATGGCCTTAATAATGAAATAAGAAAAAGAGCGTTCTATGAAGAATATAAATTACAAAACGCTCCAGCAGATGTTATTGCTGCAGGAGCTAATTTTATAAGAGGTACGGTAGCAGCCTTAGATAATCAAGTAAAAATAGAAGAAGCTGGAACCCAAGCTTTAGAGGCTCCTAAATTACCTAACATTCCCCAACGAGCTTCAGTAGGAGCTAATGCACAAATTCCTGGTCAAGAACTAGGTGCAGGTCAAGGAATTAAAGAAACCTATGCAAATTTATTTCCCCAGGATAATCTGGGACAAGCAATAGCAAATAAAAATGTCCAAAGATCAGTCTAATCACAGAGTTTTATCTCAACGAATCACGGATCACGAGAAATTGTGTAGAATCATGCAAAAACAAACACATGCTAGAATTGCTAGTATTAAAAAACAAATCGAACGTCTAGAAAAAATTGTTATTTCATCTGCAGCTTTTGTTATTATAGGTCTTTTCACAATAGTTTTTGCTTTAATTAAATTTCATTTCTGATAAAAGAATGAAGTGAAACTTTTAAAACAAGACACCAAATTCTTTATAGGCGATTTTAAAAAAATCAATAAATACAACTACACTACTTATACTCGTGACGACGATCACGGACCACGAACTTATAAAGTAAACAATCTTAATTTACCTAGCGTTACTAATATCCTTCAATTTACTCAATCCAAAGATAAACAACAAGGCCTGGATAAATGGCGTGAACGAGTTGGATTTCATGAAGCTATGGAAATTGTTCAACAAGCAGCTAAACGAGGCACCGAGATGCACAAAGTTTTAGAAAAATATATAAATGGAGAAGGTTACCTTAATCTTTCAGATGAAGGAACAAAACCTCGTTTGATGGCTCATGAAATTATTCAAAATTTAGGTCCTTTAAAAGTAGTCTATGGAACTGAAATAAGTTTAACTGGAAAAAATAGATGGGCTGGCTCAACTGATGTAATCGGAGAATATAATGGTAAACCTACCATTATCGACTTTAAACAGTCAAATAAACCGAAACGAGAAGAATGGATTGAGGATTATTATTATCAGATTGCCGCTTATTCTTTAGCTCATGAAGAACACTATGGTCCTATTGATCAAGGCTTAATCGCTATTTGTACCGTAGATGGATTATATCAAGAATTCATAATGGATGCCGTTAAGTTGGATGAATATGAGAATAAATGGTTGGAACGACTAGAGCGATATGAGAAAAAACACGAAGAATTTGAAGCAGAACAAAAGAAAAAATTGGGAAAGTTTTATATAAGTCCAGAAGAACGAAAAGCGTGGCGAAAAGCTAATGCGGGTAAAACGGCTGAAGATTTTATGAAAGAATTCAAAACAGAAACTAATCAGGAAAAACTAGATAAAACATTTGATAAAGTCTTCAATAAGCCTAAAGCCACTTCTTAGCTTCTTCCCCAAGAGTCTGGGCACTTAATTTAATCTTTCGTTGAAGAGCTGAAATAATCATCATTTCTATGGAGTTTGGCACAATTAGGTCAATGTAAGTGACCTTATTTTTTTGACCAATTCGATGAGCGCGATCTTCGCTTTGCTTCCGGACTTCAAGATTGTAACTATTACTAAAATATATAACATTCCTAGCAGCAGTAAGGGTAAGACCATAACCACCAGTAGAAGGATTACCAACGAGGAAACGACATCTGTCATTATGCTGAAAATTTTTAACAGCATCTTTACGTAAGTCGACAGAATCTTTTCCGTATATCGAAACCACTGAATCTTTTCCATACAGATCCCCCAGTGTTTGTTTTATGTTTTCTATGTTATGCACGTATGTTGCCCATATAATACACTTCCCAGTAGCCTCTTCCAAGATGCTTAGTAATTCTTTCATTTTTGGACACTTTTTAAAACTGTAGATATCTCCTTTGTCCGTTTTTAAAAATCCATTACAGATTTGATGAAGTCTTAAAATTTCTGTTAATTTATTAGCAAAACTTACACTATCATCTTGAATTAAAGCTCTGGCTTTTTTTCTAAGTTCTTCATAAACACCTTTTTGTTCTATATTTAAATCAACACTTCGTTGAGTATAAACTTTAGGTGGAAGATCCAAACAGTCATCTTTAGTAACCCGAAAAGAGAATTCTTTTAATTTTCTATCCAATTCATCAAGATTGGTATAATATTTTGGCATTAAAATTTGTCTTCCGGCCAGTTCAATTTGTTGCATTACTGCATACCTGGCTCTAAAAGTATAAAAAGATTCAAAACCTAATAATGCTTTACTTAAAAAGGCACATTGAGTATAAAGATCTAATGGAGACTTTGTTACTGGGGAGCCTGTTAGTATTCTTCGGTATTTTACCACTGTACTTAATTTACAAATCGCTTTTGTTCTTAGTGCTGTTGGTGATTTTATTGTTGTGCTTTCGTCAATGACCATCATAGAAAGCTTTCCCGTTAGATTTAGTCTTTGGTGTAGCCAGCGTTGTCCTGATTTATGGGAAAGGGCTTCTACATTCATTAATATGTATATTAGTTCCTTTGATTTATCTGCTTTAATTAATTCTTTATCTTTATTAACTTTCCAACACCAGATATAGGGGGTGACTGGAGAATGATCCACAATCTCTTGTACCCAATTTCTATAAACAGAATTAGGCGCAATAACAATTACTTCCTTTATTTCTTTTTGTTGATATAAATAAGCTGCATTATCAATGATGACTTTAGTTTTACCAGTCCCCATTTCCATGAAATATGCGAATGTTTTTCTGAGAGCCCCGATATTTAGGGCATCGCGTTGGTGCTGATACGGTTTTGTTTTATATCGATACATGATTCGTCTTACAATACTTTTAAAGTATTCTTAAACTTTTTATATTTTTTTCTTTACTTCGTCAAACATATAATTTATACAGGTCCTTGGAGGTTCTTATGGACTTAGAAGCAGAATCGACCATACAAGTCGATACAGCAGTGTCCCTGGACATTGCAAAATCTTGCAACAAGTTATTGGAAACTCAGAAACAGATAGCAGATATTGACGAACAATTAAAAACGTTAAAATCACAAGAAACTATTCTTTCTGAGCAAACCATTCCCAACTTGATGCATAATGCGGGTGTATCTTTAATTAAACTTAAAGATGGATCTTCCGTAGAAATAAGACCTTTTTACGGAGCTAGAATTCCACTTCCTAAAGTGGAAGAAGCTTTTAGTTGGCTTCGTGAAAATGGACATGGGGACTTAATCAAGAATAATGTTATGGTTACTTTTCAACGTAAACAAGATAATGAAGCTAAATCTCTTGTTGCGGAGTTAAGAGATAAAGGCCACAATGTTAAACAGGCCGAAAAGGTGGAACCAATGACTTTGAAAGCGTTTGTAAAAGAACAAATTCAAGAGGGTAAAAACGTTCCAGTTGATTTATTCGGCGTCTATGTTGCAAGTAAAACTAAAATAACCACGAAGGAGTAAACATGCAAACACGGCAACAAGCACCATCTCAGGCTAAAGAGATTCAAAAAAAAGAAGCACATTTGCCAGCTGCTATTAATTTAGAAGAGGCATCTGGAGAAGGTCTAGAGTTCGTTAGTGCTAAAGACCTTAAACTTCCTATACTTAAAATCTTGTACGCAAATTCACCTGTACTAGATAAAAACGATGGGAAATATATAGCTAATGCGGAAAAAGGAGATATATACAATGAAGTAACCGGAAATCTCTGGAAAGGGACAGACGGGATCATTGTTGTTCCTTGTTTATATATCAACACTTTTAATGAGTGGAAAGACAAAGGGGATAGAGATAGCCCTGGAAGACCTATTAATATTCATACGGATCCTTCCATTATGTCTGAAACCAAAAGAGGTGAGGATAACAAGGATAGACTTCCAAATGGTAATTATGTGGAAGATACAGGTAATCATTTTGTCTTTATTTTAGACAAAGATTATCTACCACAAGAACAAGCAGTAATTGCTATGAAGTCTACTCAAAAGAAGAAATCTAAAACCTGGAATTCGATGATGCAGACTCGAAGAGCGAAAGGTACTAAAGGTTTCTTTAGACCACCATCATGGGCAACTACCTATCGCTTAACTACAACTAGAGAATCAAATTCTCAAAATGTTTGGTATGGTTGGGTTGTGGAATTTGACAACTTCCTAGACACAACTAAGATGGCAAAAACTCTCGAAATTACGAGAGGTTTTTATCAAAGCTCTATGAAGAGTGATATCTTTGGTAAAGTTGATTTTGGTGTCACACAAGCACAAGATGTAAGTCAGGATACAAAAGCAACCGTTCCGTTCTAAATGCTAAAGCGATTAGCAGATCTTTTTGAAGGGGATCCTGATCAGTTCATCACGACCTCACTTACGGGTGAGGTCGATGAACGTGGCAAGCATCAGGCTAAATATGTCACGATTCACGAACCTCTCACTTCAGATAAATGGCAAGAACATTTAGATGGTAAAGTTAGAGTCGGGGTGCGACCCGAAAACAATGAAAAAGCCAAGTGGGGATGTATCGATGTCGATCCCACCACTTATAAAAATTATTCTCAAAAAAAATATGTCGGTATTATCCAAGAATATAATCTCCCTTTAGTTCCTGTAAAATCTAAATCAGGAGGTCTTCATTTATTTTTATTTTTAAAAGATTGGGCTTCTGTTGAAGATATTAGAAAAAAATTAGACGAGTGGAATGATACTTTTTTTATGGCAAATGAAGTCTTCCCAATGAATAAAGCAGTAACAATGCCATACCACAACATGAATGCAACAACAGAATTTGCCTTTGACGATAACTCAAATCCATTGATGATAGGATCATTTCTAACGTTAGCTGAATCGAAACGATTATCAGTAAAAGAATTATATAACCTGAAAACGAATGCATATGAACCTGAAGCCGACTGGCAACATTATCCTCCATGTGTGCAAAAACTTATAACAGACCCCTGGCCTGGAAACAATCGAAATAACTTTTTATTCAATATTTTAGTTTTAGAAAATAAAAAAACTGATGGTAATTTAGACATCAAGGCACTTCAAGAAATTGCTCTTGACCGTAACAAGCAATGCTTCAGTAAGCCTATGAAAAGTAGTGAAGCTAAAGCTATTGCTAAATCAGTTAAAATGCATGGCTATCATTTTAAATGTCCACCCAAGCACAATGAATTAGTTCCTATTTGTAATAAAGAATTATGTAAAACACGTAAACTAGGTATTGGTCCACAAGTACCAGAAATGATAGATCAATTTAAAGAAATTTCTTATACTAGAGATACTAAAACTATTTATTTTAGCTTCACTTATCGTGACCAACGAATCACGGTTCAGCCCGAAGATATGAAAGATGAAAAATCTTGGCGTACTAAATTATTAAAATATGGAATTTTTTGGTTATCCTTACCTAAAACCAGAGCAGGACCAGCCCCTTTTGAATTACTACTTAAAGAACTTACAGCACGAGCCATTGAAAATGAAAAAATGAAATTTACTGATACCATTGATGAAGAAAAATATAATACTCTTAAATCCTTTTTCGAAAAAACAATTGAAGAAGATGATTTTTCGAAGTTAAAAGATGGTTATGTGGTGTTAGATTCTAAAACTAGAATATGTTATTTCAAACGTTCTACTTTAGAATATTATATCAAAGCTCATGCTACTAAAATCTTTAGTAGTACGATGGATGCTCTACATTATTTAGGTTGTGAACGACATGAATATTACCAAGGAGAAAAAAATATTTGGTATGTTCAAATGCCAGAATTTATTAATCACGTAGAAATTAAAAGTACTAACAATACTAAAAAGGAACCAACTGAGCTAGATGATGAATACCACACAGGAACAGGAAAATTTAGAACAAAAAAATCTAAAAAGCCTTTACCACAAGACAATTAAAATCTTTGGTCCTCCTGGAACAGGAAAAACTGAAACTTTAATTGGGCGAGTGCTAACCAGAGCTTTGCAAAATGATATTTCTCCAAAAGATATTGCATTTATTTCTTTTACCAATAAAGCTGTGGATACTGCAGCCATGCGTGCTTTAAAAGCTTTTCCTCAATATACCTCAGAAGATTTTTACCGATTTAAAACTTTGCATAAATATTGTAGAAGATATTTTGATGAAGATATTTTTGATCCTAAAGACTGTATGGTGGATTTTGCTTTACAGACAAAAATTATTAAACAAAGTGATAAACGATTAGCTGATGATAATTTTACTTATCTAGATTGGTCTTTAGGGATTTATAGCAAATCAAGAAATATGTTAAGCACCCCTGAAGCAATTTATAAAAAAGAATCTTATCAAAAAGATTCGTTAGATGTTTCATTAAAAAAAATTAAAGTATATGAAGAGTATAAAAAATCAGGAAGAGAAAAACCTTTAATAGACTTTGATGATATGGTTGAAAGAACAATAGAAGAAGTTAACTTCCCTCCCCTTAAGATTTTAATTATTGATGAAGCACAAGATTGTACCCCTCTTCAATGGTCGGTTATTTATAAAATAGCTAATAATGCTGAAAGAATTTATCTAGCTGGAGATGACGACCAGGCTATTTATGAATGGAATGGAGCTAATCCCAAATATTTTACCCACTATTTTCCAGGTCGTAAAGTAAGATTAAGAACAACTAGAAGATTTGGACATGCGATCCATCATTTTTCTCAAATTATTCGACGAGGCATTTTGAATAGCGAAGAAAAGGACTACACTTATTTTAAAAAAGACGGCTATGTTAAACATTATTTAAACTTCAAGGAAATCCCTTTTAATAACTTGGATGAGACTTGGTACATTCTAGGACGGATCAATAGAACCGTTAATGAACTCCGAATGCTGGCCAAAGACTCAGGGTTGTATTTTTCAGATAATAAAGATATAAAATGCTTTGATCAAAATCAATGGGAAGCAATTAAATCGTGGACACGTATTTCAAATGGAAAACATATAAATAAAAAACAAGTAGAAAAAATGTATAAATACATTCGAGAACTAAAAGATTCCAAATTCAGAACTTCTAAATTTTGGCGTGCCGAATCGGATCTTGATACTTATGATTTTAAAAAACTTACTCAATCCTGTGGGTTAGATCTTCCTAAAGCAGCACAAAAAAAATCATGGTGGCATATCTTAAAAAGAAATTTTACTTCTCAACAAATTTTTTATTTTATAAGATTATTGAAACGATATGGACAAAAGGAATTAGATGAAAAACCTAAAATTATTATAGACACTATTCATTCAGTTAAAGGAGGCGAAGCCGAACACGTTGTGTTATACTCTAAGGCTAATTATCCTTCTCACTTTAAAAGTAAATCACGAGAAGAAAAGACCAACGAAAAAAAAGTATGGTATACAGGTGCAACTCGTGCTAGAAAGACCATTCATTTATTGAATACAGATTATAAATATAACTACCCAATCGGAGGGGATTATTTAACATATGTTCAAGAAAAATAAAATGAGTTACCAACAAAAATTCTCACGCATGATTAAAAAAGTAAAAAAACAAACCAAGTGGCGGGACATTTTTAAAATAGTTAAAGAAGCACAGAAAAGGATCAAATGAGAATTATATTTCTTTCACTTATCCTAATGTATGGATGCAGTAAAGATTCAGGAGGAATAGATTTCAATCCTGTGAGTACTCTTGTTCAAGAAATAATTAAATCGGCAAATAAAGAAAATAAAGATGACTGATAAAGATATGTTTAAAAGCACTACTTATGAAAGCCTACATAAGCAAGTAGACGGAACTCATTATAAAGGATTTAAAATTGAACCAGCACAATTCATTTCAGAAAACCATTTGGAATGGGCAGAAGGAGAAGCTATTAAATACATTTGTAGACATAAGCTTAAAGGAAAAGCAAAAAGTATTGATAAAGCAATTCATTGCCTAGAAATAATTAAAGAAAGAGATTATTCGTGAGCTTACAACTCTCAATGAATTTTAAAAAACATATTTGGTCCTGTCCTGCCGAATATAAAGATCTATCTCATGCCAAAGAAATCGCAATTGATCTAGAAACAAGAGATGAAGGAATTAATTCTGGCCAGGGGGCTGGATGGGCTACCGGCAATGGAAATATTATTGGTTTTGCTGTCGCTATAGAAGGATGGCAAGGTTATTATCCTTTTGCTCATTACGGAGGAGGAAATATGATTCCTCAGCAGGTAAAAAAATATATGAAAGATATATGTTCTCTACCTTGCACAAAAATATTTCATAATGCTCAATACGATGTTGGCTGGCTTGAGCAAGAAGGAATTAAAGTTAAAGGCCAAATTGTAGATACAATGGTAGCGGCCGCTATTGTAAATGAGAATCGATGGTCTTATTCTTTGAATGCATTATCTAAAGATTATTTAGGAGAGATTAAAGCTGAAACAGATTTGATTAATGCAGCTAAAGAACATGGAGTCGATCCTAAAGGAGAAATGTGGAAGCTCCCTGCTGAATATGTCGGCTTTTATGCCGAACAAGATGCACGACTCACGTACCTATTATGGCAACAACTTAAAAAAGAAATTATACTACAAAGTTTAGGAACGGTGTGGGAATTAGAATCTAACCTGCTCCCAGTATTAATTTCAATGCGTCAACGAGGGGTAAGAGTACAAGTGGAATTAGCTGAACAATTGCGTACAAAAATGCAGCTCCAAGAAAAAGAAATACTATTGGCCATAAACAAAGAAACAGGACTAGACACAGATATCTGGGCAGCACGCCAAATCGCAAAAGCTTTTGATAAACTGAAGATAGACTATCCACGGACTGCCAAAACAAATGAGCCATCATTCACTCAAAACTGGCTGATTAACTGTAAACATAAAATTGCTAAATTGATCGTAAAAGCACGAGAAATAAATAAATTCCACAATACCTTCTTATCTTCTATCATGAAATACCATGTGAAGGGAAGAATACATGGTGAAATAAATCAATTAAGATCCGATAATGGTGGGACGGTCTCTGGACGTTTAAGTATGTCCAACCCAAACCTTCAACAGGTACCAGCTCGAAACAAAGAGTTTGGTCCTTTGATCCGATCCTTATTCATTCCTGAAGATGGACAACTGTGGGGCTCCTTTGATTACTCGCAACAAGAACCACGAATGACGGTTCACTATGCAGCTTCTATTGGTAATGGGTATGCAGGTAGTAATGAATTAGTGGAAGCTTATCATTCAGCCAGCACAGACTTTCATCAAACTGTAGCCGATCTAGTAGGAATTGATAGAACTCAAGCTAAAACAATAGGCTTAGGTTTAATGTATGGAATGGGTAAAAATAGATTAGCTACATCTTTAGGAGTATCTAAGGAAGAAGCCAATGTCCTTATTTCTAAATACAATCGAAAGGTGCCTTTTGTTAAATTGTTATCTGATCGTTGTATGCAAACTGCAAATGATAAAGGAGTGATTCGAACTAAAAAAGGTAGAAAATGTAGATTCGATATGTGGGAGCCTAGAGACTTCGGTCTATTTACTGCCGAAACTTTTGATAATGCAGTAGCTAAATATGGGCGAGACAACATTAAACGGGCTTATACTTACAAAGCTCTTAATCGTTTAATTCAAGGATCCTCAGCTGATCAAACTAAACAAGCTATGTTATCTTGTGCTGAAGCAGGGTATCTTCCTATTCTTCAAATACATGACGAGTTATGCTTTAATATTAATAAGTTCAATACCTCAGATATTCCAAACATTAAAAAAATAATGGAAGAATGTATTGAATTTAAATTACCTTTTGTTGTAGATGTAAAAACAGGAAAATCCTGGGGGGAGACTAAATGAGAAAGTTAATTACTGTTAAATTAACTCACGATGAGGTTATGGAAATTATTAATCTCATTACTGTTAGGAGCTTAAGTGGTTGCATGGAACCTGAGCATAAAAGTATGGGTAAAAAATTAGGTAAGGCTGTGCAAGTAGCCAACAAAAAACGGAACACGCCTCATGCACCCAAATGATGCTCGATATTTTGCTGGAATTTTAGATGGTGAAGGATGGGTTGAATGTACCAAAAGACTAAAGAAATGTTCCAATAATAAAATTTATAAATGTTCTAGTATTCATATTGAAGTTCAAATGACTCATAAAGGAGTCATGGAATGGCTTAGGGAAAAAGCTGAAGTTGGAACTTTACGTATGCGCAAAGCTGCCTCTCACCAAAATCTAGATACTTGGCGTTGGCGATGTTGCTATAGAGATGCTTATAAATTAGCTAAAGATGTTGTTCCTTACAGTATTGTAAAAAAAGAAACCTTACAACGAATCGTAGATCACTACGCTAACTAAGCGTATTTAGTTTTAGCTTTAAGCTTTACTTTTTTATTTTTCTTTTTTGCATACTTCTTGGCTTCTTCTTTGCCTTCTTTTGTGTACGCAAATTTTTTTCCACCCACTACTGGCATTTAATTATTCTCCATATTTTCTTCTTCTAATTCTTCAATAGCTTCATCTAACTCTTCGAAAAGAGTTTCCTCTTTAGCTTCGAGTTTATCAAGAGCAGTTTTTATTTTTTTTATTCTTTTTAAAGCTTTGCTCATGTTGCTATCGAAAATTTTTCTTCTTGTTCAAGTTCATTCTCAATTAGTTTTTTAACATCTTTAGTTTTAATTTCAATCCATTTCATTTCTTCACGTTGCGATGTTAAAGCTTTCTTGGCCCACTTGTGGTCCAGATCTAGTTTGTCCTGAACTAGTTGTTGCAGTGCCATCCTCTACCTCCTCAAAAGTAATAAAGGTACGTGTATCGCTATAAAACCCTTCGTTCAAGTCCGGTTTTACCGTACCCTCATCGATCATTTTCTTGAAGCCTAACAAAGCATCTTGGTCGGTGTTCGCTTCTAATTTTACATCATAATACGAACCACCAGACCTAGCTTGGATGCGATAGGTCTTCATAAGTGATAATACGACATATTGGGATATAAAGTCAAGGCTCTCTTGGAGAGCTTACAGTTATACAATCAAGTGTCCCTTCCGTGTAGTAATTACCACAATGGGGCTCTTCCAGGCTGTCATTATTTGCACGAACTTTAGCCATAATCTTGTCTATTTTGTCACCACATTGCTCTAATGTGGCGTAGTATACACCTGGACCTTCGTAGTAGTTAAAGCAATTTTCTGATGACTCTCTGCTATCAGTTGGATCAGCTATACAAAAATGTCCAAAAATAATAAAGGCAGTAAAAGTCACTTCATACTCATATAGGAGGCAGCTGGCGAATACAAGAGTATTTAGTAGCTATTTGATAACGATTAACATATAGGACATCTAGCTCCTGAAGTATCTCAATTGAGCGCTCATGGGCCTCTATGGAGCATTCAGACCATGAATTAAAGA